GTGCTGTTGCCAGTGACCACCAGCGTGCCGCCAAAGATACCGTTACCATCCGCCGAGACATTGCCCGCGCTACTCACGGTCAGGCCCGTAGCGCCATACCCACCGCCTACCGACAGCGTGGTGTCAAAGACGCCAGCGCCGTTGGCAGAGATATCGCCCGCCGCCGAGAGCGTTGTGCCAGTGGAACCGTAGCCACCGCCCACCGTGGTAGCGCCAGCGACAGAAGCCGCGCCACCCAACGCCATGCCGCCGTCCGCCAAAAAGCCACCACCAACCTCGACGTTGCCGGTAAATATTCCAGCGCCATCCGCAGAGATATCCCCCGCGCTGCTTATGGTCACGCCAGTAGCGCCGTAGCCACCGCCTACCGCCAAGGTAGTATCAAAAACGCCGCCGCCATTTGCGGAGATATTGCCAGCCGTAGAGATTGTCACGCCGGTAGAACCATAGCCGCCACCTAGGGTCGTGGCGCCAGCAATGGAAGCCGCGCCGCCAAGGGCCATGCCACCGTCCGCCGCGATGTCGCCGTCCGCCTCAAGCGCGCCGCCCGTGCTGCCGGGGCCGCCGCCCCAATTTAGAGAATCGACGTTTTGCGCGCCGGATAGCGCAATGGTCCCAATGAAAGAACCGTCCATCGTGATATCACCATCGACAACAAGATCGCCGCGCGTCTTGATGCCGGTCGTGTCAATCGTCGTGCCCTGTGTGGCGTTCGTGACGTATCCGTTAAACCAATCCGTTGCGATAGAGTTGTTGGCCGCAAACGCCGCGCCCATCGCGCCCAGTGTGGCGATCAGCGTCATCGCTATCCAATGCTTCTTTTTCATGTGTCTACTTCCTTTCGGCGCGTGCCGGTTATGTTTGGTCTGTGAGGTATTCGGACATGTCGAAAATAAAGCGCCAGTTAGTAACGGTTAGGGCATTGTCTTGCGCGCCGTCCGTTGGCTCCAATGCGATGCCAGTAAATTCCGGCTCTGTTACAATCCGAGTGGTTACAACGCAATCTTCGCCAGCTAAAACAGCAGAGAAATCTAATGCGTTTAAATCACCCGCAACACCGTTTAGTAAATACTCATAAGTCGCAGGCGTTGAGACGCGCCAGCCAAGGCCATTAATTGGGCCGTCGATGCTGAAGTTGTAAAACGGATTGCCTACGATCTTCCCAAGAAACACGCCTGTTTCGTACGTGTCTATCGTCTGCGTGCAAATAATTGCGCGAGAGTAACCAAGATTAGCGCCGCCTCCAATACCATCACCAACGTCGTATGAAATGCGGCCGCCAACATTTATGGCATTCCAGCTGTTTGTGTATCTTTCAGCCCACACCGCCGCTGCAGATGGACTCCTGCCAACGATTGTGTTCGATATAAACGATGTGTTTTCGCTGGTTATATTTGGCCCGCCACGCAGCTCGGTAAGTTGATCCAGCGCGCCCTTTATCAATGCCCAATTAGGCCGATACAGCGCGTTCTTTGTCAGATCCAAAGAACCACCCCACGCAAAGTCGGGCGCCCAAAAGGAGCAATTCTGACTAGATCCGCCAATGGGTGGATTTACCAGATCATCAATTGCGTCTTTTAGTTCGCGCAGGATGTCGCGGGCTGCCTCGGTATTCTTCGCCAGCCCGCGAAAATCAGTGGCGGTCGGGCGCGTCTTGTTGCAGTACGGCCATTCCGTTTCAACGCCGTCATAAACACCGCTTGTAATGTGCGTGAAATGCTGCCGTTCGTTTACGGCCGTACAGAGCGCCGCCGCTATCGGAGCGAGCCATGAGCCACTAAGGCCCAGCCAATTTCCGGCGTTAGGCCATGCCATTAGACGGGCACTCCGGTTTCGTCGGTGAAGTTCTGGCGCGGCGTCCATTCGGTTTGGCCGACGCGCCCGTCGCATTCCCATACTTGGTTGTCGCCCGTGCCCCCCGCGATATAAGCACCGCTCGCCCACGTCACCACGTCATAACCAGACGGGATAGCCGGTAGCGCCGCCACTAAGCGCGGGACACTAGATCCACCGCCGCCGCCCGACGATCCACGCAAAGGCAAACCAGCGACATCGCGCTGGAGACCGCGCACAACGTCCTCAAATTCCTGTAGCTGCTCGTCGTTCCAACTCATCGCGGGTTTTTCTTTCCGAGTTCGGGGAAGTCGATCTCTTGGTATCCGGTTTGAACCGTGGTGCGATTGCCTGACCCACTGAAGGTCCAAGTGCGCTGTGTCACCACCGTGCCGATTTCGGTGTAGCCCTCGGGGCCTTCAACGCCGCGAATCATCGTTCCGCACGGAAAGCCGATGCCGATGCTCGAGAAGTCATAGGCAAGCGTGGCGCGCGGAGTGGCGTACCATGCGGCCGCAAGCACGGCCTTTTGGCGCAGGCGGGGGGAATCGTCGCGCAACCATCCGCCTTCGTGGCGGACCAGAGCGCCGTCCTGCACGTCAATGACCGTGCCGGGGACCACGTACCACGCTTCTGCATCCGCATCAACGATCATCTTTGTGCGGCCGATTTCGGACAGGTAGGGCGTGATCCACGTTGCGCGGATTCGCATATCGGTGCGCAGCGTGACCGTAGCGATCATCGTGCGATAGTCAATGATGGGGGCTGCGCTGGAGTCGTAGAGTTCGGGGTCAAACGTGAATTTCGCCATCAACAGCGCCGGACGGCCCGTCACGTTGATGGAAAGATCCCGATCCCCCAGGGTGATAGACATGTTTTCAAAGCCTTCGCCCAAGTCACGCAACTTGTCAGCGTAGGCCCACACCCGATCATCTGGCGTTTCTGGATCGTTGGGATCGTATGTATCTTCCGGATCCGCCTTGACCACCACGAAGGCGCGGCGATATTCAGGCGCGTCCGATGTGCTGCTCTCAACCTCAAGCGGCAAGGTCCGCTCAAACGTGTGATCGGGGGAAAAGAAGATGCCCAATAGATCCGCGTCTGGCGTGCCGTCTGGCCAGTAGCCGGGAATGGCGTTCAGGTATTCACCGCCTTCGCCGTCACCCGCGCCGCCGTCCCAATCCGCGATCAGTTTGTGCTTGGCATACACCGCATCAAAGACTTCAGACCCGCGCGCCGCGTCCAATTCCTCGGGGGTTTCACCTGTGCCGCCCGTGTTGTAGTCGGCTTCGGATTCAACACTCCAGCCTTCCTCGAGCGTGCCATCCGTATAAGACAGGCTCATGGTAGAAGTAATGCAACCACCGCGCACTTCTACGGTGTCAAACGTCGCCAAGTTATTGAATGTGATCGTGTGCTGGACGTTGCGATATCCGCTGAAGTCCACAACGCATTGATCCGCGTTGGCCTCTACGATTGCGCCTTCCATTCCAAAGGCAATTGGCGACATGCTGAAAACGTAGATATAGACCGGGCCGCTGCCGTCGCTGATGCACCGCCACGCCAAACCGCGCCGCCTGTCAATCAGCTTATTCAGCGCGTTAAAGACCGTGCCGCCGTCGAAATCGTGTTCCTCTTCTGTGAGCGCCATTGACCACGTTTGACCAACGCCGATCCACTCAATACCGGAAGGAGCGAAGTTATCGATCACGTAGTCCGCGATCTGTAGGTTGTTCCACACATCGCCCGCTACGCCGAAAACGTTGTCAGTGTCAGAGCGATTACCGACCAGCCCAACGCCGCGCCCCTTGCGCCTGTTGAAACGCTTGGGGGTATCGATATATCCGGCTTCGGTGTATGCGCCAATGATGGGCCTGCGGTCTAGCAGGTGCTCCAAAGAGAACGCCGTAAAAAGCTGCTCGCCGCTTGGCACATCGGGATTGCCGTAAGGCTTCACCGTTTCAAGGTCTACGATGCCTTCCCAAAGAAAAGCGGAACCGTAATAGTCATAAACCACCACCGCGATATAGGCGCCGTTGATGGTGTAGAAGTTCCAATTCTCAAAGCCTGCGGTTTCGGCAAACTTGATCGTGCCAAAATCGTAGGAAAATGTAGCCTGCCCAACCTGCGGGGGCACGGATTCGGTAACAGATACAGGTGTGATAAACGGGAGGAACGTCCATTCGTCGTTGCGGTTCCACTTCACATAGACATCCGCCCCAACGGCTGGCCAGAAAACCACGTCAGAGTTAGTCCCGTTTAGCGTGAAGCGTGCCACTAGAGCGCCTCCACATCGACTTGGGGAAGCGTCTGATCCCATGGCGCGTCACGGAACAACACGCCTGCATCATCCACCGCCAAATACGTCTGGTACTGCTCAATGGTCTCGTCGTAAATCAGAAAGATCGTGTCATCGAATCGGCCTAAGACAGGCTCTTGATATTCAACGGGGGCAATAGCGCCGTCCGTGTAGCTCGCAAAGGTTATTTCCATTGCGTCGAAATCAATCTTGACGCGGCGGACGCCATTCACGCAGACATACAAAACATGCGTGACGCCCCAACTTGCCACTTCAATGGGGTCCGTGGTCCCCGCGCCCGACACGCTGGCGTTGATGTAATCCCATTCCGAGGGCACATAGCATTTCGTGTCTGCGTTGTCGCGCCCGCGCCAGATGCAACGCCATGCCAGCGTGGTATCGCCATAGAGCGAAACATCGCCGGGGCCGTACTCAATCCGGATGTTGTTGGGTTCGTCGATCCAGAACGTTCCAGACGCGCCCGTGGTGCGTGGCTGCGCCTGTCCATAGGCGCTATCAAGCGTGGCAAATCCACGGGGGCGTTGCGGGCCTGTAATGCGCGCCGTGGCGGTGTAAATTGTCGTGTTCGTGCTGTAGACAACGGGATCCACCCCGTTATCCCGCGCCGTGCGCACGATCATCTTTACCGGCGTATTTTCAAGGGATGCGGCGGTTTCGTAGAAGAGAATTTCCCGCTGTCGCACAAGCGCCTCGGACGCGGTATCAGGATCGGTCGTCTCCATGTCAACCATCACCGGCGTATCGACATCGGGATCGGGATCGGTCCCATCAAACGTCGCGTAGACGGCCCACTTGTTAGCGCGCTGCGCACGGATGGCTGCCAGTGTCAATCCCTCGGCGTTGGGCTGGTAAAGCACCGTAGCGCGACAAATGCCACCCGCGCCGGGTTCCAGTTGCGTGCTATTCGGCGCGGATGGGGGCGCGGTGTATTCTTCGCCCGTGGCGTCAATCCAAATGGATTGGGGTATTTCTTCGGACGCAAGCCCCCAGGCATTACGCTTAACCGTGATCGCCCTATGCTCCCCCCCGGCGAATGACGCCGTATAGGTCAACGGAAGGGATGCGCCGCTCTGCACTGGCGTGCCATCTGGATCGGGGTCTGCCCCATCTGCAACGTGTAACTCGTAGCCAATCAACGAGTCGTTGGCCACGCGGTTCGCGCCGCAAATTTCCCCGGTATAGTTGACGCTGTTGAAGGTATAGGAGTAGTAAATCCGCGCCTTTGTCATCGGGCTTGCGTCTGTGGCCGCCACGATGTACCGCTTGCGCCAAAGGCCGTAAGAGTCGCCCGGCGTGAGTGTGCCAATCGAAAGCGCCGTGCCGCTTGTGGTAGGTGCCGAGAACGTGACGCCAGTTGGCGCGGTGTCCTCGTCGGCAATCAATTGGATCGCGCCGTCTACCGGTGCCTCTTTACCGATTTCAACAAGCCCCGCTTGCGTGCCGTCAACCCACACTTTGAGGTTGGTGATATCGCCCGCCGTGGCGGCATTGGCAAAGAACAGCGCAAGGTATTTGCTTGCCCCTGCCGTTGCTTCTGCGCTGTCAAAGTTGGAACCACCAAGCCAATTGTTAAACGTCCAAACAAGGCCCACGGCCTCGCTACCACGAAACGTGCTTACCGTACGGCGTTGCACGATCACATACTTGGAAGGCGTTGAACTAAACAGGATCTTGATATCACCCGCCGCCACCGTCACGGGGTCGCCTTCCGCCTCGCCCGGCGCGGCCCATGCCATTTGCGTATCACTCACCACCGAAAGCGTACCCACGCCCGCGCCGTTACTGCCTGAAACATGCGCAATCCAGATACCCGGAAGCGCGGCCGGCCGCGAAGGCGTGAGCGAATCAACGAAGGTTGACGAGGGCAGACCGCCAAGCGCGGAGAGCGGGCCTGTCTGCGGGGTAAGCCCAACACTTGTCACGCCAGAAAGAAGAACCGCCAGCGCGCCGGGGCCTGTGGGGTTTGACGGTAAGCTCATGCGGCCTCCAATTCGCCGGTCACGGAATCGTATGTGTAGGTGGCAGCTACTTCGTCGGGCTTGCGCACCATGAAAACAGTGAATTCCCGCGCTATACCTTCGTTGCCATCCTCACCAATGGGCGTTACACAAAACAGGTGTTCTGTGGAATCCGCCAATACCGGCGAGGCCCAACGCATAGAACCAAGCGGACCAGCAACAAGGGTTGTTTGCGTGACCCATTCACCGCCGATCCACTTCTTGATCGCGTAGGACGCCGCGATGTTTTCCCATTCCAGCGTGACACGCCCCGGATAAACCATGCCGGGAACATCGGTGGAACTGTCGAAAACGTCAATATCAATTACTTCGCCGGGCGCTACGGTCACGTCACGAAACGGCATATTTCCCACCGCAACAAGCGCGCCGTTGTTCCACCAGTAATAGACGGGATCGGCGAGATTCGACACGGCACGCAGGCGGTAGTTATTCGGCCCTGTGCGCGTCTTTGTCGTTGAAGTAATGGCCATTACACGCCCACCAAAGTTATACGGAAGGTTGCAAAAATCCGGTCGTCGCCACTGGCGGAATTGAAACCGCCAACCGCCTTAAAGCAAGCTTTTTCCTCGACAGGCTCCACCCTTTGCACAAGCTGATCGTTGAAGGTTTCGCCTAGGTCCGTGGTGAAAGTAACCAGCGTTCCCTCGAGCGCCGCAAGCGTGCTACGCGCCGCCTGAAGCGATGCGCCGCTAACAAAGTCATGGCGCATAGTGAGCGTGTAGGATTTGCCCCTGACGCCAATCTGTTGCACGTCGTAGCCATTGACGCCGGGCCGTGACTTCAGAGTAGTTTCCATGCCGGGAACAGACGCGCCGCCCATGAGTGAGAAAACGCTTATGCCGCCGATGCTTGCCATTACTGGTTTCCATTTCTATCGGCGCGCCGCACCTTCATGGCCGCGGGGCTGGCGTAGTCCTCGCCGTCATCCATTGGGTAAGCGGGGAGTGCGGGCTGCGTTGGCGCGGCTGCTGTTGCGGCGGTGTTTTCCGCCGTGGTGGCTGTATTTGTTTCGAGTTGCTTGTTTAGCGCCTCAAGATTGGCGTTCAGCCGCTCTACTTGCGCGCCCGTGCCTGCGCCCGTGTCCGCGCCAGCACCACCACCACGCTCTTGCATGCGCTGGGTCTGCCCTGCAACCGCCCTGCCTTCAATCGGCGTACTAAATGGGTTGTCACGCGCCTCAAAATCACCATAGGTAGATGCAAGCAATCTGCCAGCACCAAACGCCGCTCTATTGGCCCAGCGCCCCATCTGCCCCAGCGTACTTTCGCCCGTCGCAGGGTCCACGCCTTGCACATTGCCAGTGGCCAACAACACCTCGCCGGAGTCACGGCGCATGCGCTTTTCGTCTTGGACTCGCTGTGCCGTAGCGCCATAAAGCGGATCGGCCTTGGCCTTTGCCGCTGTCACCCTCCCCTGAAACTCACTTGCGGAATTGGGGTCTTCCATTAGTCCAGTAAAAAGCTCTTGCGCTCGATCCTTGCCCTCAGGCATCGCCTGCATTTCAGCAAGCGTGTTTTTGAACTTCCCGCGCTGGCGCACAAGCATCCCAACGGATTGCGCCTCTTCCTGGTCAAGGCCGAATTTCTTTGTATCCCCAAGCGTGCGCGTGCCCGCGTCGATGCGTTGATCTTCGGAGAGGTTCTGATCGCCGTTCTGAATGAAGTACTGCGCAATTGCATCAATGCGCTCGGCCTCACTCATGCCTTTCAAGCCAAGGCGCTTGGTGAATTTGGTGCTGTCCGCTCCAGGGCCTAATGCGCGTTGTGCGGATCGAACCTTTTCCATAACGCGGCCGGGGTCGCGCTCCTCTTCACTGATCGCCGTGGCCGCAGAGAAACCGGCTTCCGCGCTGCTATATTGGCCCGTGGCCGACATCATCTTAGCCATGTCAGCCGGGACCATCGACGTTGACGCCTCGGCGGCTGTCATGAAAATATTGGACATGCGCTGCGCTGACAAGCCACGCGCAGGAGCGCCAGCTATAACCTTCTGTGTATCTTCTGGCGAAACCCCGAGGTTGACCAGGTTTCCACTAACGCGCATGCTTTCATCGAATGCCTTGCGCTCTTCTTGGTTTAGCCCCTTTATCCCATCGCGATCTACGGAAGCCTGTATTGTCGCGCCCATCGCGCCGGATTGCTCCGGGGTCATACCTGCGCCAACGCCCTTCATTACCGTATCGCGGACAAAATCCCTTCCCTCTTTGCCGGGGTTGATGCTCTGGAAATCGCGCAGTCCTCGCGTGGATTGATCCGCGCTATTGCCAAATGCAGAAAGCGCCTGATTCACATCGTTAAGGTGGGAGACAAACTCGCTAAACGTCTGAAGCAGCGTGCCGCCACCAATGAAGGCGCTAAGCGCGGTTAACCCATTCATGCCCGCGCTAAAGGCTTCGTCGGCTCCAGCCTCGGCAATACCGCGCGCCTCTTTCGTGTTTACTGCTGCGGTTTCCCGCGCAAGTCGCGCATTCATAATCGCTTCAATAGACGAGGCGTCACGCTGTAGGATTGACTGTATCTTTAGTTGGTGCTCAGCAAACAACCCCGCCGCGCCGGAATCACCCATGGACTCATGGGAATTGCGCGCCGCGATTGCTTGACGCCGCGCCGTGGCTGCGTTCTTTTCGGCTTCCGCCTCTGCCTTCAGCGCCGCCGCTAGTTCGCGGGACTGCTGCACTTCTTTGCGCTTGGCTTCGCGGCTTTCGTCAATGACCTTATTGACTTCTTGCGTAGCCTTCTTAACGTCGTCCAGCGTCTTTACAACGCCGTCGTCGTCTGCCGTTAGGCCTATGCGTACATCGTTAGCCATCAATTTCCGCCGTACATCTGCAACAAACTCAGGTCACAAAAACTAGGGGCGTATTCAGGCAACAAGCCCCGCCGCCACGCGTCAAAGCGCATCCAAACCGGATGCTGGCAAATCAGGTTTTTTTTTCCGCTTCCACCTTTGCGGACTTCGCCGCTTCCCATTGGTCGAGGCTGACCATTACCTTGAAGGCATCGAATAGCTCGGAATCGCCGATCAGTTGAAGCGCAACCACTTCACATTCAGCGATGGTGTAATTGATAGAAAGCGCCGCCGCCACCAGCGCCAGAATGTCGTCCCAATCAATGACTTCCTCAGGCGTGCAGTACCGCTCAAACATCGATTCGCAGCGCCGGTAAAGGTCGGCATACGCTGGCGCAATACTGCGCACCTTCGCGCCGGTTTCATCGAAGGCATAGACAAACGGGAACAACTTCATCCGTGGAATCAGCCACTTGTTGCCGTCTTGCAATTCGATATAGGCGCCCTCAATCTGCTTCTTGCGCGCCAGATCCTCAGGCTTCGGCTGGCCGTCTTTTGGCCACCCGATCCACGTCTTGCCGCCTTCACAACAGCGCCATTCCTGTTCTTCCGGCTTGTAGTTCGGAAACACCTTGCCGGCGGGCGAGAAGATGACGCCGGATTGGCCAGACGGCCCGGCGTGGCAGGCGTTGACTTGCCCCGGCTTATCGAGATGCGGGAATGCGGATTTCACCACTTCCGGGCTGGCGTTTTGCTGGCCCGGAATGTGGTAAAGCAATCCGCGTTTAGTCGCTTCGTTTGCCATTACGCAATGGCCGCCGTGGTGTCAATGGCAATCGTGGAGTCAGTGCCGTTGTAAACCGGCGTCAAATCAACGCCGAAAGACGCCTGACCGGGCCACGGGACCGATGCAGATTTCGGCTGCATGTACGCCGTCGCAATCGTCACGGAGATATGCTCTTCTGTCGCCGCAGCCACGCGGGTTTCCGTGTTCGCGCTGTGCTTCTGGAAGTAGAGAATGGAGTCCTCGCAGAGTCCATTCAGTTCAAGCGCAGCCGCATCCAGCGTGTCAATACTGGCCTTAAAGTCATACTTGTCAATGTGCACAAAGCGCGGGTAGAGTTCGCCGTCCTTGCGCGCAAGCGAAACTTGCGGCCCGATCTGAAGATCGATGCTCTGCGTTTCGTAATCAGTGCCGTCGATGTTCGCCTTGCCGCACACCCAAATATTGGACAGCGCGGCGGGCGTTCCTGGAAGCGCCACGCTACTGGCCACAACAAACGGGTTGTTGGTGCCATCAAACAGCGCATACACCGTAAAGCTGGCTGTTGCGGCGTCGGTGCCTCTGGCGCTAATCGAATCAATGACAACGAGGCCCTTGTTGACCGTGATGCTCTTGTGCGTGCTGCCAGCGGTGTAGCCGTAGCCGTCCGCTTCTTTTGCGATATAGGCGATCACCTTGGACGTGCTGGCGCCCGTGACCACGTAGCCCGCCGCCGTAACCTGATCGATCAGCGCCTTAATATCGCGGGTCGTGCCCTTGATGATCGGCTCGCTCATCTTCATGCCAGAAATCGTGTTGACGCTCGAAGCGCCCGCGCCCTCGGCGAATGCGGTGATACGCGGGTCCACCGTCAAACTGTCGCAAGCGATACCCACCGCGTTAATCGTGAATTGATGGCCGTGATAGACGTTCATTGTGGTCTCCTAAGCGGTAGCCGCTTTTAATTCCTGCGTGTAAAGGCGATAGGCGATGGATGCAAAAGAGTTCATTTCCGCGTCGCTAATGGTTTCGAGTTCGCGCACCTTGTTCTGTGTGCGTCCCTGCGGGCTGGGCTTTTTGTTGACGTTGCGCAGGTACTTGCCGAAAGTGGATATGGACATTCCGAGAGAGGTAGCAGCCGCGCGAATATCGCCGCCGTGCTGGTTCTTTGCTTCAATGCAAAGCAAATGCCACCGCTGCCACTCGGTCATGGCGTCAAGTCCCCACGTGCCGCGCAAAGCGTCCATTTCAATCTTGGCGAGCATGTAGCGAGACTGTCTGCGGCCGTCGCCTATCTTCTTGTTGATGCGGCGCTCAATCGTCCTGTAAGCCACGCCGACTTGCGCCGCCGCCGCTTTGATACTTCCACCAGTGGCATCAAGCGCCTCAAAAATCTCCGCATCGGATACCTTCTGATCCATGAACGTGTAGGCCGGAAGGTTGCGGAAAATGATGCTGGCCTTTTTGCCGGCAACTACCGGCGAAGGCATCGCCTCAAGCATCTTCGCCCGCAATGCGCCGGTAAACTGAAGCGGGTTTTGGTGGCCGTAGGTTTCTTGCTTCAGCTTGTTGTGCTTGGACGTGCGCGAGTGGTAGCCGTAGTCAGAAGCGCCACGCGGCGTAAAGTGGCGCGGGAGGGCGACTTTGTACCACCAGCGCAGCGCACCCTCGAGCGCGGCCCTGCGGGCCTTCGCGGCGGTCTGCTTGTAGCCGTCGCGCAACTCCTTGGGGAGCACAAGTGTTATTTGGCGCAGGCCTGACATTAGGTGCTACCTACGCGGAACACGAAAGCAACCTGACACTTCGCATTCTTGTTGTTGGCGTCGTCGCCCGGCTCGTTGGCTTCAGGTCCGTAGGTAATTGAAAAATCCGCTTCTTGCGCAATCTCCAGGATCATCAAGTTCCCTGGAGCGCCGTTCTGGTTCATGACTTCGCGGATAACAGGGCCGACAAGGTTGGCAAACGCGATAACCGAATCATCGGGATCGGTTTCTGTCGCCAGTGCTTCGATCAGCACGTAAATGGATTGCTGCACCGCGAAGGCCGTGGCGTTGTTTTTGCTTTGCGCCATGGTTTGGCCGTAGTGCGCGATGAAAATCATTGGGTCGGGCGCGGTGGCGACGTTGACAAATGCGACATTGGCCTCGGCCTCTGTGGCGTTCGCGGCGCCTGCCCACGCCTGGAACGTGGTAGACGCGCAGAACATCGCCTTTAGCGCCTGCATTGGCCCGCCGAAAATTCCTGTAGGAGTAGCCATTAACTAAGCCGCTCCATAATGCTGCCGTGCTTGCGGGTGGCAAGGGTTATTGCGCGCTCGATATTCAGTGTGAAATGGGCATCGCTGTCTGATTCAACAGATACCAGCGTCCAAGTCTGGCCACCAATGCTGAAGGTGTCCTGTTGCGGCTTAGCCGTGGTTACACCGTCCGATCCCTTGGAGACCACAAGGCAACCATCCGAAACATCAAGACGCCGAGAAGGCGCGCTTTCGTCGCGGCGGCGCTTCAGAGTAAAGACACCGGTGATACTGCGCGATCCCCCAGCGGCCGGGTAATACGTGATGCTTTGCCCAAGCGTTTCCGCTAGGGCATCAAGTCCAGCATTCATGTATTCATCAAAGGCCACTGAGAGATCCTTTTATTTGGGGCGGGCTGGTGGAGTGAGGCCAGCCCGCCCCGGGACGCGGGGAGAGGGAACGATTAGTAGCCGGTAACCGTGAGAAGCAGGATGTCGCCGGTCGTGAGCGTGTAGCCGCCGCCCGTGTCGCCAATCGTCACGGTGCCGCCCGAAATAGTCACGGTCGGGTTGGTGGCAAGCTGCACATTGGAGCGCCGCACGCCGACGTGCACCATTTCGATGGTGCCAAGGCCCGTCACAAGCGCCACGCTGTTGGCGGTGTCATCACCCGCAACAACGGTGTAGCTCATGCCGAAAGTCTTGTGGGTGACATTCAGGGCAATCAGGGCGTTAAGCTCGCCGCTCACCTTCGCCTTGTTGAAGGTGCCAACAATGAAACCGGTGGCGGGGGCCGTGGCAACGATGGTGGAGTTGTCCGAATCCCACCACGCCGTCGCGCCGATGCTGGCGGTGACGCCCGTAGCGCAGGCCGCCTCAACGACGCCGCTGGTCAGGTATGTCACCTGATCGCCGCTGGAGAGATTGGAAATACTGTCAACGAAACCGATCACGCCATTGGCAAGACGCACAAACGCCTTTGCCGTGACGCTACCCGTGGCGATCTGCGAGATCTTGCCCGGGTTGAAGTCTTTGATAATGTTGGGCATTGTGTCCGATCCTTGTGGTTAGTGTTTGGGGAGCGGGGCAGGACGCGCCTGCCCCGCGTGTCATTTGGATTACGCGCCCGCGTTGAACCACCAGCCGCGCCAATCGACCGGCTTCGCGCCGCGGGTCAGCTTCACGGTGTAGGTGTAGCCCCAGCCTTCGCCGACCGGGATCGGGGCAGATTCAAGCGTCGGCGCCATGCCATCGCTGGACAGGTAGCCGACTTCCATCGTCTTGCCCATGATGGGATCGGCCGCCAGATACCAGCCCGTCGCAGAACCGTTCACGCTGGTTTCCGTCACCGGGTTGTAGCAGCCGTTTTCGAGGCGCGGCTCGACAACCACCGTGAGACCAAGCCCGCGGATAAACGCGTTGCTCGTGCCGTACTTCGTGGTGGTCGTGGTGTCGCGCAGTTCGGTGCTGTTCAGCAGGGAATACGCCTTGGCCTCAAGCGACGGCGGGACGATCAGGAAGCGCGGGGCGATGTTCAGATTGCGCGTGCGCTTCGGGTTCTGTGCGTCCGCGATCTTCTGTTTGCGCATCGCCGCAACGCCCGCCGCGAGGCTGTCGATGCTGAGCGCGCTATTGCTCGCCGCCTTGTTCAGGTGGTTCGTGGCGTCAAACAGCGCGTTGGAGTCGCGCATGTTGCCGTTTGCCAAAACGAGCGCATACACAAGATCCGGCTCGACATCGCCAGCCATACCGGCAAACTCACGCGGAAGCTGCGAGAAGTAGCGGAGGTTGTCATTGACGATATCCATCTCGTCAATCGTCGCCTTCTTAGAGAAGCGGTAAACCTTGTACGATTCAACCGCGTCGCTCGAGGTCATGTGCTTCGGGTGTGCGCCAGCGCCGGTCAGTTCAAGCTTGTCGCTCGCTTCCGTGAGCACAATGTCTTGCGTCTGGAAGTTGTTGACCGGGACATGTGCGCACCACCCCGTGGTCGCCGGGATGTAATCGTAGGCGGCGCGGAGGGTCGCGTTGATCGAGGTCGTGAAGATGTTGGACAGCGCCGGGGTGGAAAGCGCCTGGCGCACAACTTCGCGCTTGGACAGCGGGGCTTCCTTGCCGGAGATGCGAAGCGACTGGCGGCAGACTTCAACGAGGTCAAGATCGCGATTGCGTTCCGCGAAATCGATATCGCGCAGACCGCGCTCACCCTTCGCTTCAGCCTTGCGCGCAAACGACTGGCGCACGGTGTCATCCGCAGCGCGGAAAATCAGCGTAGCCGCGAGGCGGTCCTCGGTGATGTCGTTGTCGCGGACGATGATCGCCGGGCCACTGCGGGCGGCCTGCGTCACCACATCAGCGGCGCGCTGCGCGTTCTCGAAGTAGAACTTCGTTGCGGCGTCGGGCGTCATCCCAACGGCCTGCTTGATCACGTCCTCGGGCATGTTCATGAGCGTGCCCATCTGGCGGACGGTCTCGACGTTTTCAGCGCCAAGACGCTTGCCTTCTGCGAGTGCCTTCTGTCGCACCTCTTCGATGTCAACAACGTTGGCCGGATTCGGCGCAGCAGCTTGCGTCACCGTCCCCGGGGTGGGCGGCGTTCCGCCCGTGGTTTCGTCTTTCATAGCCTGTGGCTCCTTGTTTTCGCCGGGTTCGGCGGTGTGGGATTGCATAACGGCGCCCTTGTCAGCGCCTCGCTGGCACATGCTCAGCTCAAAGATTTCGTAGCCACTCCAGACACGAAGGGGGACAGCGCCAGCGGTGTAGCTCTTGCCGAGAATCACCGCGCTTTCATTGGCGGGGATGGTCGTAACGCCACCATCAAGGGCTTGTGCGCCGAGGCTTACGGCCTTGACGTGGCCACCCTCACGCAGCGCCCAAGCCTTATCAGCAAGCTCATCAAGGCCTGCATCCAAAAAGTGCACGGTGCACTTAAGCGCGCCGTCGATAATTTGAAAATTGCGCGCACTGCCAAGGGCCGCTTCAATCGATCCATCGTCGTGCGTGTCGTTGAATGGGCACTGGTCAAAACCGCCGCGAAGCCCCTTGAATCCTTCGGGAACCATCACGCGTTCGTGATCGCCAATCTCCCAACCCCAATCACGAATGCGCTGGCCAGTGGACACAATGGCCTCGACAATTCGCGCACCGTCGCTACTTTCAATTGGGCGCAGGTCAACGGATTGCCGGATGATGTTTGGGTCAGGCTGCTTTGGTTGGTTGGGCATTCGCCGCGCCTCCATCGGTTTCGCCGAGAACGGCGGATACTTCGGTGTCGCTGGCGATCTTTCCGGCGTAGGAACGGAGGGGTAGGCCCGCGCCTTCAATGGCGCTCATTTCGCGGCGCATGCGCTCGAGGTGCGCATCAAGATCGATGCCGCGTGACGCGCAAACTTCGGATAGCGTGAGCGTGCCGTTTTCGAGTTGGACCCGCTCTGCCATGGCTTCTTTCAGCGGGTCCACGTGCGGGATCGCGTTGAAGATCCAGTTGGCGCGGTATTCGGGAATCTGCCCCTTAAATTCGGTGATCGCCACGAATTGCGCTACACGGCGCAGAAGTGGCTCTAGCTCTGTGCGGCGCAACCACGCCTGATCGGCGCGTGCGTGAACCTGAAAGATCTGCGCGTCAAATCGCGCGCTGGAATACGTGTGGTCCGCCGCGTCCAGACGGACAAGCATCAAAGGAACACCCTTGGCGCGCCCGATTCGGCGGAGGTATTCGTTTTGCAAATCTTTGTATTGCGCGGTGGGCTGCTCTGCCTTAAGCTGTTTGCTCACCCATCCCGGAGGGCCTGTAGCCGCCATGCCCGCTTCGATTTCGTAGAAGTCAGGGGCGGTCAGTGCAGCGCCTTCGCTGTTTGGATTCTCCAGCCACAGCGATAGCTTTGCCGCCGTCTTGGCTGCTTCCAATACGGCGCGGTCGTACTCACGCGCATGGCCGATACTGTCAAGCGCAGGAGCAAGCCAAGGAACGCCGCGCACTTGGTTGGCATACCAAGTCTGGCGGCCGTGAATGATAAAATCAGCATTTACCGCCTGATACTCTCCAGACGGGACCGCGCCGCCATATCCGTACTGCTCGCCCTGAATGAAGTAGCGAACGGCCTTGCCGTACTTCGTGCGCTCCACACCCATGATCATGTGGTTGCCATCGGCGGCCGCAGTGAAAAGACCGGCGTTATTCAGGCGGGCGGGGTCTATGTCATTGACGCGGACACCATCGGGTGAAAGGTAGTGCTGAAGTAGGAATTCACCGCTGTCCCAAAGGCCACGGAATTGCAGGCTTAGCAGGTCGGGAAGCGTCTGATCGCGGGATGTGTCGCCGTCATCCGAGAAATTTCGCCACGCCTTTTCTAGGGCGTCCGCGAATTGCTTGCTGCTGTCACACTCGATCTGGAGCGCCGGGCCTTCAGGGCCTACCACGGCGTGCGCGTAGGTCTCCATGACGCCGCGCACAAACGGGTTATTGCGTCCCTCGTAACGGCTGCGCGTGCGCAGCGTCGGCAGGTCTTGCTCAATAATCGTGTTGATATCGCGGGCGTCTGCCGTGGCCCATTGCGCTTGGTTAAGCCGGTTGGTCTGCGCGCCTTCAAAGTTCTGGCGCGCCTTGTGGCCGTCCCATTGCTCTGGCGGGTCAGTGAATGCCCGCGCTGCCGCCTTAAGGCGTGGCAATATTTTGGGGAGACCTAGCGCCATTAAGACGGGTCTCCCACACGGCTATACCTAAATTTTGAGAGGCCGACACCGCCGTTAGCGAATGCCGTGGCCTCGTTTTGTTTGCGTCGAAGTTCGGCGATCAGGTCGTCGCCCTGGATCTCACGCCACAGGACACGGGCCTCGCCCGCGTGCGCGTCAGGGATGGCCATGCGGATTGCCTTGGCCTTTAGCATCCCCGTAATGGCGCCGCTCCAATCGCTGGCGTCCATCGCGGTCACCGCTTCGTCAACAGCGGCCTGCATATCAGCGACAGTCGCCATTAATTGGCGGCTTTCGGGCCGGGCTTCTGAGTCAGCCCAGCTTCAGCCTTTGCAACTTCCTCAAAAAGCATCGTGCGATCGTCGGGCGGACAGGACCGCACGTAGCGCCGGGCATTGACCAGCGCAATACGCGCCGCGCGAATGTCCTTTGCATCGCCAGACTTGCCAAGATCCACCGCCGCCGCGATCCGCTTGCGGATGCCCTTGGCGTTGCTTTGCAGTTCGGGGACTACGGCTGTTTCGTCTGCCACGGCTGGATCTCCGGGTAAAAGAAAAGCGGCCCGCAATGCCTTGCACGTGCATTGCGGGCCGCGATTACTCGCCCTTGGTGATCAGCCTCGGGCGTACAACTTTCGTTGACGCCCTATCTTTAACAGATAAACAACCCCTTGTATATGGCCTTTGTTCTAGAATCTAGAACAGTTGTACTACTTAGACAAACAAGTTAGCATCAAGTCCCATAACTGGAACTTGTTTTGCCGCACTTCTGACACTTGTGATAACGGGTAACCGTCCCGTCGTCGTGTTTCACGGTACGCGTAACAGCGGCGAGTCCGCCGCATACACAGAACTTGCCGCGCTGGTAGGGTGCAACGCCGCCGATAATGGGCGCGGGCTGCTCTTCTTTTGGCGCGGTGTACCGCTTGCCGCATTCGCATTGAAAGCGCAGGACCACGGGAAAGCCCTTGCCCCATGAGAATTCGCCGCGTGGTTCATTCCCGTCGTAGCCGCACCTCGGGCACTCCGGCGCGCCGGTTTCACATCTCATAATCCGCGTCTCCTGCGCACTTCTGCTAGTTTGCGCTTGTGTTCCCGTGCCCATGTGTTATCGCCCGGCTTCGGGGGCGCCGTTGGCAGCGCGCCGCGCCCGATCCCGCGCTCAAATGCGGCGGCGAGGGCGTATACTTCGCAGTCCCAATAGTGGTTATCGGTTTTGCCGGGGCGCTTCTCCCATACCTTTTCACCGCGTGAACCACGAACACCCTTAACGGCTACCTCGTGTTCTGAAAAGAACTGCTTCACATAGTCCTCGTCAACGTCTTGCGGGACGTGCCAGCCGGGGGCGTCACTGGCGAACATGTTGGATATCCACCGCTTGAAATAGCCGGTATCTATGTGCCAATACGAAAGACCGTGTTTCGTGTTTATGCCACGCTTCTTTGGGTCCCAGTGCTCCTCTATAAGCGGCTTGCTCATGCCCTTGTGATTGCCCTGCGATGCGCGCATACAGGGCCGCTGGGCACGCAGCCACCCGAAAACCTCATCGCCGCGATACTTGGAGTCAATGAATCCGCCAACAACATCAACGCGCCGGTTATCCATTGTCCGCCAATCGCGCTGTAACACGGCGTGATCAAACGAAATCATGTCTCCCATGTATTCGCCCTGCGTGCTTAGCTTGCCCCAGTCGATTAGCCAACTTTCCATATTTTCCGCCCATGCCCGCACGACAAAATAGATATGCCCCTTCTGAACGTCAACGCCTGCGGTCAATACCACGCCTGGATGTGGAATATCTCCCTTGAAGTAAAGGCGCTTTACCTCCTCCATGCGCGAATCAATCAGCTTGACGGACGCCTGCACCCACAGTTCTGCCAGCCACGAATTCACAAAGTTCTGATACTTCTCCGGGTCCGCTTGGCACTCAAGGAATTCCGCCGCGATATCCGAGAAGGTGAGCCATGGGGAATAGAGCGCATTCCACCAGAAACCACGGTGCGAGAATTTCGGCCGGCCGCCAATGATCGCCCCGTCGTTATCTACTTCGTAGCCTTCAGGACACCAAGAGCCACGGGCCACCATCGGCATGCGCTGCGCCTCTTCTATGCGTCCCTGACATTCAACGCATTCATACCAAGCGAGGCGGCCTGTTTTGATTTCCGCCGCCGTCGCTTCTTTGGTCTGGCCTTCAGCCGATGGCCATTTAATTTGGGGGAAAACAAGATGCTGCCGATGGCCACAGTGCGGGCAGGGAACCAGAAACTTTTCCCGGCTGCTGCGCTGGTAGGAACGCCAGATGTCGCCACGGTGATCGGTCGGTGTTGATGCGCGGTATAGCTTTTTGCTCCAGAATGTGCGCTGGCGTTCCTTGCCCAACGCAATGGGGTTGCCCTCTTTGCCGAGGTCAATCGGATATTTGTCCGTCTCGTCAAAGTACAGATATCGCTTAGGGCGGCTGGCCAATTCGCTGGCACTCGTCGCCCATGCAAAGTGGATGGTACAGGTGGTAAGCCGGAAGCGTGTTGCTTTGATCGCGCGTTTGGAATCGGGGATCAGTCTTGAAAGTGTAGGGCTATCGCGGAATACCGGGGCCATGCGCTCTTCTGAGATTTCGCGGGCTAGGTTGGCAATAGGCGCCACCCACATGGCCGGTCCCGGTTGCTCGTCGGCAAGGTAGGCCATGGAGAATTGGAGTACCGACGTTTTGCCGCTCTGCGTGCCCGCGACCGTGGTCACCTCTTCAACGTCATCATCGTTGGCGCACTCAAGGATTTCGCGCAGGTAGGGCGTTCTTTCCAGGGACACACGGCCCGGCATGCTCGACTGATCAGGGGATAGGTAGACGTTGCGCTCTACCCATTCACAGACGCTTATGCGCTCACGGGGGCGTATGGCTTCGCAAAAGACGCGGGCGGCATCCCATTCAGGAACGGGCAGCGAGGGCATGCGGGCGATTACGCGGGCTATGAGGCCTTCATGCACTAGGCTGCGATTCCTCCTCGTCGTCATCGATCTGGCCGGTCAGGGCCTTCGCAAGATCGGTTTCCAACTGGCGCAGGATGTCATCTACGCGGACCGTCAACGCGGCCTTTATTCCCTTCTCGTCTTTCGACACCAAGGCGGGCGGCCACGTATGCGGCGCGCCAGTCAAGGTCTGCTTGAAAGTGACAATGGCGCGGGTGATCGCGGTCTCGACATCGGCGCGGCGTAGTAGCAGCTTGCTCGCCTCGCCCACTTCGATCAGGTACTTCGCCGCCAGTGCCTCGTCTTTGATTGTGGCGGCGTCCCCGCGCTCTGCTTTTGGCCCCGGTCCGTGGCTTTCGATGGCGTCACTGGCAGCCTTTGCTATCCGGTGTGCAACCACAGCGGCGGCGTTGTAAGATCGATCCTCGTTGCGTGGCGCACTGGACATACCGAGGGCGTTGTAGGAT